TTGTACTAAATGCGCAGCAACAACACCTTTAATCTGCCCTGCCACATTCGACAACTTAACGTCAGTCAGCGAATTATCAGCCACCCCACTAAGAACAGCACTCACAATCTGCTGATAAAGCCAATTATCTACGCTAGTTGAGCCGAGCAAGGTTATAAAACTATTTAGAAAAACCCTCACCTCTTCAGGCGGTGAATCTAGCATTGCTTTTATTACATCAGGGTCATACAAACTATTTAAGTTGTCGGGCTGTCCGACCATTTTGGTAGATATTGCAGGCATTTGAGGATACGCCAATTATTTCACCATCTTTCTAAGTCTAAATTCGATACTCATGGCAAGCATTGTTAGGCCGCGATTAAGCTTGTTATTGCGAACCTTAACCTGTAGGTACTCGCCTTTATAACCTATCTTTTCACTCTGAGTTGAAGGGTAATCGGGGTTATTTACACCAAATGTAAACATGCTGAAATCAAAGTAGCGGAAGTCGAATATACCAGCTTCCTGAACTAACACAAGGTCCTCTACGCCTAAGTCGGAAATTAGAGAAAGGATATGCTCTGTTATGGCACCTGTTTTGAAAGTTACTCTAATCCTCTCAAACTTCTTAATCCACTCTCTACCACCAAGGAACATAAGCGGAGAAGTCCACCATGCATCAATGATTTCGCCAACATCTGAATAAAGATTAGCGTCCTCAGCCCGATTCTCCCGATACATCAGCCCATCCGTCTTATCGCCAATGTAAAGCACAGTATCTCTAACAAAAAATATCCCCGCCTTAGCGAAGATGCCTGTGTAGGGATACCAACAGTAAACATTATTAGCGAGGTCTGAGTATTCGAGATCCAGCACCCACACTTTATCTTTAATATGCAGAAGGTACTTATTACCACTAATCTCCGCATGAGCAAGGGCTAAATCAGCCTTTGTGTTATCGAGGATTCCTTTTGCTATGCCGTTCTTGCCGTTGACTCCTTGCGATACTATTTTGCAGTTAGCTTGTCCTTTGACAAGAGATGGCCATGTCCAGACTACGCCTTTATCAGAGAGGGCTAGAAGTCCATTCTGAGCAGGGTGAACAGTTTTAGGAGCGATACACCCGAACTCATCATTTAGACCGCTTGTAGAGACTGCCACTGCCCCTGCTGAGTCCAATGAAAGAGTTGAATACCACTGAACCGATTCATCGCCCGGTTGTTTGTATGTGACAAGGTAATCATTCATCCTGCCCCATCCTGTTATTGCCCGAGCATCATTTCCTATATTGATATCGCTATCTTGTGGCCAATAAGTCGGGTCATAAAACCAACAATATCTTGCCACATTGGGGAATAGCGGATTGCCTGTGATGAATACAAGTGAGTCACCTTTTCCATCAAACTCAATAGCCATGTTGCATTTTGTGATAAGCGTTTGATCCATGAGTGCATCTGCTTCTAATTGAATTCTAACATTGTCTACACCAGTTGCAGGTGCTACGGTGAATGTTGCTTTCCACGTTGTTCGATTGAAGGTGAATCCTGCGCCCTCTGTCATTGGCACTTCATAAATATATGCCTTAAAGAGATTAGCAGAGAGTGTGATTGGAGTTAAGCCATCAGGGAGAAGTTGTTTAGTTATGACGTATTCTGTTGCTGTGCTGTTTCCGTCGAATGACTCTTTCCATTTGTCAGATAAGTGGTTGAATTTTTCACTCTTTAAGCCACCTGTTCCATCAGGTTTTTTAGTTAGTACGATTGTGGGAACGTGAGCAATGCTTTGGACTGTGGCTATTGGATTGATGCCGTCATAGTAGAGGTATTCTGTGCCGGTTAGGATGAACGCCTTACCTTTTACTTGAAAGAAGGTTGTTGGTGCATCTGTGACCGTTAGGACTGTTCCTGTACAGAGGGATGTTTTTGTGTCGAGGGATTCATTGTAGGAGTAGATTTTGCCACCATGAGCGACTAGGAATATTGGGGTTGGGTTGTTGATGATGTAGAACTCGAATGTGCCGCGGATTGGGGTTGATCCCCATGAGATGGCGGTTATGCGAGAGAAACCAAATCTCTTACTGACAACTGCCCCATCATTAAAATTAACATTCTCAAGGGAGGGGCTTGCAGAAGAAGGGATTTTATCGGGAGACATGTCTATTCTTAGGCCAGAAGTATAGCCTTCAGGGAAATCATACGTCTGTGTAGTTATTTCATCACCCCCTTAAAGTTGGGCAAAAGAAAAGAGCCACTAGGCTCTTTATGCATGTTTTCTTGGCTTATATTTTTTAGCAGGGGTTGTTAGCGCCCTCTCGATGCTCCATCCACGCTTCAATCTACCCTTGAGGGGATTGGCATCAAGCCCAATTTCACTTGCCCATTGACCGATATTCTTTGTCTCTCCATCGAATTCTATCCTTACATTGTTTCTCTTATTGTTGGACTGTTCTTTTGCTGTTGCCCATTTGCAGTTATCTGGTTCGTAATTTCCATTTACATCTTTTCTTTCTATGGACAATTCATCAGAATAGCCTTCTTTCATATCTTCCCAAAAGTTAGAGAAGGAATGCCATCTTTCGCAAATCTCAATACCCCTTCCTCCATAAAGATTATAACCGTCATTAGTAGAGCTATTGCATCTACTATTAATATGAGCCCAAATTCTAAATTGTCTAGTTTGAGACATACCGTGCTTTCTATATCCTGCCTTACATCCGCAGCTTCTAGTTTCGCCATTTGCCAAGTGACCCTGACAAACATTTGTAATATTTCCACAATCACACTTGCATTGCCATGTTGTCGTTGCCTTAGATGGTACTCTCTTTATAACTGTTAGGTCTCCGAATATATGACCAGTTAAATCTATGAGCTTATCGCTGGGCTCAAATCTTAAACACCCGCAGCTCTTTGTCCCTCTCTTTAGACTTGAGAGTCTTACAACGCAAGAATTACCACATTCACATTTGCATTCCCAAAGAGATTTTCCTTTTGAATCAGACCCATTGTGCTTAATTACTGTTAATTTTCCGAATACCTTACCCGTTAAATCAATACGCATCCTTGTAGTTGCCATAACAAAAACCACCCTCCGTTAAAGTAGTGCTTTTCCGCGAATTATAGTGTGAGAAGGTACACGGAATACCGTTCGAGACAAGGAGCTACCTTGCGTCTATCTCACTACTCATTATACCACATAAAGCCCGCCATTACTACCAATTAGACGTATTTCTAACTGATTCAGAGCGTGTTCCTTTAACGGGAATCAGAACAGACCTTTTCTCATTATACTTCCTTAGATTGCTCTCACCCCTGCCAGATTCTTCACTATTCTGGATTTCTCCAGCACAGTAATAAGGGATTATCAAACTAGCGTCATCCCTTAAATCAATCAGCATTGCGTCATCCGCTACAGTAACATTAGCGAAAGTCAATAGTGTTGGTTTTCTCCAATACCTAACTAGTATCTCACATGGATTTTCATAACCATTATACGTTAATTGGTTTTCAGGGGTTTTCAGCATTTCATCGTATGAGATATATTCTCCGTTACCCCTGTTTATTTCTGCATAATTGAAATCTAAGAAGTCATCAGGTGGATTGATAGTAAAAATTGGCCCATGTTGAGGAATGTCTGCCTCTGTTGGAAAACTGAACTCGTAAAGCACAAAATTCCTAAACAGATAAGAGAAGTTACCTGTAAACCTTAATCTGACTGTATTTGTTGGCAATGTAGGTGTGATTAGCCTCTTGTATTCTGTGAATCCTTCTGTAGATGAGGGAACTGTGATAACTTCAATAGTAGTATAATCGACTCCATTACTTGATTCCTCCAATGCTATTTCGCCGAATCGTGCCACTTCAAAGGAAACAGCCCTTGCATTGACTAATGTAATGGAGAAGTCAGTCCCGGGCAGATACTGCTCAAGTGTGCCATTATCGTCTGATAGAGTATTTTTAATAGGGTTATGGGCAATGAGAAAGGTTTTGGGAAGTTTAGCGTTTGTAGATGCTAATTCCATGATTGATTCATTGACGAGCGATTGACATTTAAAATTATAATCTGCCGTTTTATTGGCAGCTTGCAGGGATCCTCTGCTGGAAAATTCATCCAATAATTTAAAAACCGATGCCCTGATTTGACCATAATTTATTGCCATAAAAGCTGCCCCTCCTTATATATCAAGGATTAATACAGCTACACTCGTACCTGTTGCATTTGAGATAACACTGAGATTATTTTTTACAGTAAACTTCGTCTGTAATTGAGTACCAGCAGCGACTAGGAAGCCATTTTCGGCTGTTACTGTTAGATTAGGATGGAAGTATAGGGGCTGTGCTCCTGTGTTGCTTATTAGGCAGGGTCTGCCGTTTACCGCTATGTTTTGCGCTGTTGCGACTAATGTAGCGACAACTAGCACTTCTACCGCTAATGATGTCATTTCCATTTTCCTCCTGTCATTTAGATGCCTACGCTTCCTCTTCATACCAAAAGTTAAAGAAGTTGATGCTAGCCGCGACCCCACTGCCATTGGTAAATGTTCGTATATACCAAGTATTAGGAGCTAGTACCCTTTCAATATCCGATGTTCTAACAGCAGAGCTGTTCCCAAATGTTAGTGTTTCTAAATTAGTAGCCCCACTTAAATCCAATGTCATTCCCGTCATAACAGATTGCATTGTTGTTGCAGGAATAGCTGCAATCCTATTATGATTATAAGAAGCTAATACCGTTCCGAGAGTTGGAGCATTAGTAGGAGCCTCATACAGGTCAGTCCTAACATTGTTTCCAGCAGCATAGAACTCCCTTACCTTTAGATGAATAATTTTTGTGCTTGCTACTGTTGGAGTTCTGAATGCATAGTTGACTGTAGCTCCGTTTGCCACCGATGCGAATAGTCCAGATACGGAAAACCCCTGTTTAGCGTGTATTCCAACATGATCTGTATTAATAACAGGAAGACCGCTAGTTGTCCTATCTAGAATTACCTCACGCCCCTGAGCGTCGCTTAGTCTTGGCATTATTAATCCCCCCCTTGGGTGCTGGTTTTGGCTTTACTATTACTTTTGGCTTTGCTTCTACTTGTACTGTATCCTTCGCGATTGGACGCAGGACTTCGAGAAGTTGAGTTAATAGCTCATTAGTTATGCGTGACTCTGTGCGAATGTCGTATAGGAGTTGACGGTCTGATGTTGAGCGATCAATTTGAGATTCTAGCATTTTTACTTCCTCCAAAAAGGGGAGAGAAGGCTTTCGCCCTCTCTTATACTTGAAATATTAAGTTGAGTTT